GAAGGTAGAACCGCTAATGTTCGGCATATTGAACTTAACGATAGCTTCTGGGTAATACGTCGTGCTACTTGAAACGAATGCCGTGTCAGGCACCAAATCAACAATACGCAATGGGAGCGTATCCGTGACCGCGGCAGAACTCAAAAGAATTGCCTGCTGCGAATCACCTGTGGTGGTGTTAAGCGTATTAGCTACAACTGCCACGTTGTTGTTGATGTTGGTGTACTGAAGACCATCGCTCGTCGAAACGACCGTGGTTCCAGTAACAACAGCACACTGGAACAACTGATCAGGATCTTCACAAACGTACGCATAGATGAAGGTGTTTGCCTTGACCGATGTGCCGCTTATCCAAGATTGTGACCATGTGGGCTGACCAGTTACCGATGAAATAAACTGGCAGCCAAGGAATACACCAGCAAACCCAGTGGTTGGGGCCGTGGTTGTTTCCGTGGTTACTGCAATGGTGCCGTCGTTAACAAACTTCACCAGGTCGCCGTATCCAATGCTTGATGCAGAAGATGCAATACGACGCTGGCGAGTTGCTCCGGCGAACACCTGACCACCGATCAAATTGATCGGCTTGAAGCCGTAAGGCTTGCTGATAGTCGGGTAAGCCATTTGAGTTACTCCAAATGAGGTTTATCTCTTACCGAATCGGACCTCGGATCGCTTCTCATTAAAGAGCGGCATCCTTGGGTCGTTTTCGCGCATGAAATTTGTATCAACACTCTTCATCCAGTCATTTGCTTGCTTTAGGTAATGAGCATTACGCTGGTCTACCATCTCGATGGGAGCGCGACACAACATTAATCCACCAATCTCAATGTTGCCGGTTTGAGGTCCGGTTGCGAGCAGGGCTCGTGCGACTTCAGGATATTCTTCCCATTTGCATGGTTCAAATCCATCTTGGTGACGGCTTGATACATTCCTGGCGTCTTCCTTTCCAAGGATGGACGTTCTGACCCAGCGATGTCTCCAACCATCTCGCGGGAGAGGATCAGGCAATGAGCTGGGCGGCTTCCATTGCTTTGGACGTTCCGTGGTTTCACGGGTCTGTGCTTCTCTGGATTCGCGGCTCATAACTTTCCTTCCATGCGTAGTTTTGCCAATTCCATGGCGTATTTTTCAAGCGGAACTCCAAGCCTCTTGGCCGTATTAGCTTCTGAGGTTGTCAGCTTCAGTTTTTTAGGTGGCGAGCTGCGCGTTGCCGGGGCAACCACCGAAGCAGGAGGCTTTGCTTTTTCCTCTGGCGGCTCCCGATCGCCAAAGTACTCAGGGAATTTCTCCCTTACGCGAGAATTGATCTTCTCGTAATACTCATCCGTCAATGCGTAATGTTCGCCATTTTCCCGAGTAAGCTTTTTATGCAGGCCCATGGCAAAAAACGTCATCTCATCATCTACCCCAGGCTCGCCTGATTGACCAAACCACTTATTATTGGCCTTCCAGGTTTCTGCTTTGCGGTCCTGATAAGTATTCTGCTGAACATTATAAGCAGGGTTTTGTTGCTGTGGCAACTCGGGCGCTGGTTCGGGCGCAGCGGGTTTGAAGTTTTTAACCCGATCAGCCTTTAACATCGCCACATTTAATGCTTTCTGGGCTGCCAATATCCTGTCAGATTCTTGGCTATCCAACGCTTCTTTATAACTACGCTCTGCCTCAGCTACCTCTTTATCTGTGGCAAATTGCATCGTCTTTATTAACGTGCTTTCACCCGTAGTTAACTTCTCTTTCAGCTTTGCATTTTCTTCAGCAATTTGTTTTGCATAGGCAATAGCTGCCTCACGCTCACGCTGCGCCTCTTCCTTGGCTCTGCGCTCATCGTGATACCCATGCTTCAAATGCTGAATGCGTTTCTTTACATTATCTGAATACTGTTTGATTTCATCATCAGGTATCTCAGATGGATCACCCTTTAATGGCGTCGCATTCCTATCCGCCTCGGGGCGATCGTCAACAATCTCAATCTCTGCCTCACCCTCGACTTCAAATTCAATCTTCTCTTCACTCATAACTTCCCCTTTATGCGCGGCTATAGCCACGAGGATCTTGAACCACACCCTCTATGGTGTCGTCGTTGATCAAACGAAACTCCCGTCCGTGAATCTTGAACCGGGTTCCTGAATAAGCACGCACTAAAACAAAATCGCCTTCCTTGCACCATGGTCCCGTTGGAAACTTTGCCGCATCCTTATAGCAATCCGGTCCCATCTTCAGTACAAACAAAACAACCGTGCTGAACTCTTCAATTTTTGCAAGCGAATCAGGCTTGAATAAACCATTGGCAAACTTATCCTCTACCTCTGGTAAGGCGCATAACATCCGATAACCCGTGGGCTCCGGGAGTTGCGTTGCTTCCTGCTGAGAATCCTCAGTAATATCACTCATCGTATTCCTTCATTCGATTGGCAAGGTCTTCGTTGATGCGCCTTGCGACCAAAAGACCTTGAATCTGGCCGCAGACGAATTTGTACTCCTCAAAACTCTTCATGCTCCCTTGCGAGAGTTGTCCTTCTAAATACCTAATCTGCTTATCAATCTCTAGCTCTACAGCTTCGGCGTAATTCATTTACCCATCCTTGCTAAAGACTGATCGCGCTGAATATCCGCCGCCTTATCAATCATCTTGGCCGCTATATTCTGCTCAGCTATCTGGTTCATGCTCTGAATCCGTTGCTGCTCAAGCATGACCTTGTCCTGTTGCGCCTGTGCTTTCAACATAATGTCAGCCTGATCCTTCTGAGCCTCACGCTGCTCCTTCTGCTGTTTAAGCGCCAACTCTGCCTGTTGCATCTGGACCAAAGGATCTTGTGCTTGCTGTTGAGCCTGCTGTTGTTGAGCCTCTGCCATGTGCTGCTGTAGTAACTGCTGAGCACCTCGCGCTGCAAGCCTTGAGATTTCAACCTCAAAGTCTTCAGGCAACGGCTGATCTGGTGGTGGCAATGGCACACCAAGCTGCTGCTCGATTTGCTTACGGTACAAGAACGCCATGTGCTCATTGATATGGGCCATGGCCGCAGCCATCATCACACCGCCCTGGGGATTTTGCTGCACTTGCTGTCTCAACATCGGATCTTGGATAGCCGCCGTATGGACCGCCAAATGAGCCTCATGATCTTGGTAGATAAAGGCTTTCACTGGCTGCATCGTCAGTATGGCCATGTTCTCCGATACCGGATCACGAGGTTGCTCTGCCTTGGCTGCTGGGATCAACTTATCAATGTTCTTGATACCCAAGACTTCCAACATGCGCTTATGTAACTCTGGCATGTCATAGATCTGTGGGGCCTGTGCTGCCAGCTGTAGTACTGCTTGATACTGAGTAACCCGCTGTGCAAGGGTTGTTGCATTAGGATCAGATACCGGTATGACATCAACCAAGTCATAATCAGCTTGTTTGACCAGCCTTCCGCCAGGCGCATCTACATCGTAGCTATATTCTGTAGGCGCGTAGTCTCTAATAATAGAAGCAAGAAGCTTAAACTCCTGACGCATGGAGTAATGAAGCCTTGCCTGCACCGCAGACATGACCTTGAGGGTTCTCTCCAATACGGCAAGCGTCGTACCAACCGGTGTATTCGCGGACAAGTCCGAAATCTGCATATCAGCCGTTGCAGCAAACCGGCGCCCTTCCTGAACTATCGTCTGTAGCAACTGGTAAAGAACCTGACTTGGCTCTTTGTAAGGTAGCGGAAGGATGTTGTCCCTAATAGAACCTGATGGCACATCCACATCCCTGAACTCACCCGGCGCGATCGGTGTGTCATCACCCTTCACTCGCAGGCCACGAGACTTCAATCCACCAGGGAGGTTTGATAACGTACCCGCATCTACCAACTGACGAATCAAAGACGTGCCCGACTTGGCAAACGCACCTACCAAGTGGATCAATCCAAAACCATAGAACCCAAATCCCGGAATGTACGGGTAATGGACAAAGTGCATCCGCTTGAGCTTTAACGGATCCTCTTCATACCAGTTCCTACGAATGGCTAGGATCTTGTTCGTGCTTTCATCAATCGTCACCACATAAGGCAGTGCAATTTCCGTGGGGCCGTTCTTGTCAGTATCCTCAAATCCTGGAAGATCTAGCTCTACGTGCATCTCAAGAATGCGATACCTGTCATCCATCGTGGCTGACATACCTTCTTCTTCAGCCTTACGCTTTTCTACCTCACTCAATACCGTGGATGGCTCGCCTAAATCCACATCGCGCCAGAATCCTGCGTGCTGAAGCTTCCTCACTTCATTTTGTGTCTTACGCATGATGTGCGTAATCCTTGGCGCCGACCTTATCGCTTGCACCAAAGGGAACCACAATATCCTCTGCCGGAATAAACATAGATACCGGCCGTCCAAGCGAAGGATCGTAGTAAACCTTCTTAAATGCC